CCAATCGCACATGGCCTTGGAAAAATGCCAGCCATACGCCTTCAGGTAGGATCGCATCCCGGAAGGGAAATCATCATACATATCTAGTCTCATATTCCTCTGTTTTTTAGGAGGGGGAAACCGGTCCCCCCTCATGGTTATCTACGATATCGTCTCGAGTAGCGTCCGGTGCCCGGCACCCCACGGCGATTGCCATAACCGCCACCGGATGATCCACGACCGCCGCCACGGTTGCCGTAGCCGCCACGCTCCCACATCTCACGGAACTCGTCGTCGTCCTCGAACTCATCGTCTTCGTCTTCCTCCATGCGGTTGCCATAGCCTTCCATGGCCTTCCGCTTCCCTTCCTTACAGCCAAGCTTATAGGCCTCCTTCGCCAGTTCTAACATATCCTCGTCTTCCATGGCGTCGAATTCCTCGATCAGCTCTCTCAGTTTTCTGCTATATGTTCCCATATCACTCTGTTTTTTTATTCTTGTTATTATTACCGTTCACGGAACCGACAAGTTGCTCCATCATGGCAACCAACCTTGCGTTAGCCTCCTTCAGATCGGACATCTCGTTTCTCATGTTAGCGATCTCACTCTCCCTCTCCTTCTCCCGGGCAAACTCTGGGTTCAGTATTACCAGCATCTTCTCGCACCCCTCAATCACGGATTTATGGTAATCGATGCTGTCAAGTGCCTGTCGGCTTTGCTGCATCATGGCGTTGATCTCCGTATTCAGGGCACCTAGATCGCATGACACAACCAGTTTCTCCCCGTTTGTAGTGGGGTAATCCGTAATGGTAACGTCGGACAAGACGTTGGAGAAGCTGACGTTGTCCTCACCTACCTTGGCCTTTATGTCCACCACGATTTTAGCTTGCGGACCATACATATTGAAATTTGGATTCTCCGGTCTCGGAGGGGACACGCTGACTATGCTTCCAACCTCACAAAACGGCGTATTCCCCTTATGAAGGATATATAAAGGATTCCCTTGTCTCTGATTCTTGAACATATTTCTTGGTTTTTATGAGAGCCGGATCGCTCCGGTCTCTCGTTGATACTCTATCACACCACTCCCGTCATTATCTGGAGCGTATTATTGCCCGACTCATAGTAACACAAGTAGATTCCGGTGCCGGTTATATCGGATGCCGTGACATCTGCGCCGTTAATGGTCGTTAGCGCCTGCGTGGAGCCGTTCGTGTCAAACACTACCGGCAACGTCCCGGTAGTACCAGCCGGGATAGGCTGGGCCAGACGGAACAAGATCAACCCGCTAAACGGGGCTGACAGGAACGGGTGATTGCGGAAGGAGAAACGAACGTTGGTCGTCCCGACCGTAACGCCCGTGCTCTCCAAACGTGGGATACCGTTCTTGTTCGCCATTATGAAAGGACTAATGAATGCCATAACTCTTTATTTTTAGGTTATTAACTCATTATCCCCATCCGTTGCCGAAGTTTCCCCAGTTACCGAGACCTAGGCCTAATCCGTACTGGGCGGCCACGCAAGTGGGTATGCCTACCACGGGGGAGTAAGGAACCTTTGCCACCTCCGGCTGGTTACACTCGATCTTGGCCAATCTTGAGCTCAAATCACCCAAGGTGTTACCTAGAGGGGCGGTCTGCGCCTGTAGAGTAGCGGCGAAATAGGCGTTCTGGTTGCTTTGGGAGATCTGTCCTTTCAAGGCTAGGTTCTCCGCCGTCAAGCGATCCATCTTGTCTTGTTGATACAAGTTCTTGAAATCACGAACCTCGTTGATGATATCACGGGTGTTCTGCAGACCTGAGTCACGGAGAGTCAACGTGTTGTTGTTCATCGTATTCACCAGCGTGTTTGTCTGGTTGCAGCTAGCCAATTGGTTCTCGTAGCCCATCTTAGTGATGTTGTTGTTAACCGTGCAGCAGCACTCGGCGATCTGGCTCAATAATTGATTGTTACCACTTTGGACGGCGTTAATGATTTGTTGGGAACTCATGCCTACTTGGTTACCCACGCTCTGGATCTGTCCTTGGATCTGGCAGATAGCGTTTTGTAATTGTTGGGTTGAGCAATTCAAGGAAGATGACAATTGGCTGATAGCCGTTCCGTTTCCTTGGATAGCGTTCATCAACAATTCACGACCAGCGTCATTGTTCAATTGAGCCGGTAATCCGTTAGCCCCGTTGTTGCCGAAGCCGTTGCCACCCCAGCCTCCCCATACGAAGAACAGGAGGATGATCCAGATCCACCAGCAACCACCACCGCCCCAAGCGTCTTGATTGCCCTTATTGTTCATCAAAGCCGCTACCAAATTGGGGTCCAATGATTTTCCACCACCGCCCATCAAGCTCGGGAGAAAGGCCATGATGTCAAACTTACTTCCACCGGAATTGCCTCCTTCGGGAGTACCGATAAAATAATTTCTATCCATTATCTTTAATTTTTGTCGTTAATCCGGCACCATTACCGGACACGACAAAAATCATGAGAAGGGCTTTGCTAAATAAATATCTCCTTGCTAGCTTGTTGCGAGGTTGTTGCTAGTTCTTTGCGGAAGGGGATGAGACAAAAAAGCGCCGCCAATTTGTATTGACGACGCTTTTACCTTTTAAGGGAGGCTTTATAATGATATGGAAAGGAGCTCTTCTCCTAATTTATGCAAGGCTTTTTCCAATTTTAAGCTTTGTTCGGGTCTAGGATTTCTCCCTCCAGAAGCATAATGCCATAGTTGTTTTTGATTTATCCCTGTAATACGTTCTAAACCAGCCTTTGAAAATATGCCAGAATAAAACTCCAACAATGACCGTACATCCATTTTAAACACCAACTCGTAATCACCTTGCAACTCTTCCGGAATATCACAGCCTAGCTCCTCACATTCCGAAACAAAGGTATCAATAGATTCTATCATACCCATTTTTATCTCATCAATAGTTTTACCGGTAGCTATTATACCATCCAAACCATCAATATAAGCCGAGTAATTATTGTCGGCCCGTTCAATGATAACTCTTAGTGTGTGCATACATTTTTGTCTTTTTTTCTTCTTATGTTTTTCATGTATTAATTCAAAAGTTTTCTGGAGGCGGCATCAGCAGGACTATTTAAGTCCTGCCTCCCTTAAAACGGAATTCAACGTCCCTTCCTTTAGATCATCGTTGAGATTACCCGGAATTACTATGGGTCTTCTGGCTCCTTTCCTATAGTAAATCCTATGATCTCCACGCATCCGGACAAAACGCCATCCGTTTTCTTCAAGTAAGGATATAACATCCTTGACTCTCATTACCATTTGGCCTCCTTTCTTTTTTAATTATAAAAAAAGATAACAAACAACGAAGGTTTGATAGGGGCAAAGGTAACTATAATTCTACTATCTCCAAACAAAACGATAACTATTTTTCCACTATTTCGTATATACAACTATTTTAAGATCAAAAAAGTTCACGAATATAGAGGATTTTCTATAGCTAATTTTTCCTTCACGCTTTCTAATACTCCTCTCAGGAAATAACTCCTCCTTATCCTGTCCGGGTACAAGTTACGCATCCGGTTGACGGCTTGCCTCGTCATTCCAGTCAGATCGGATATGATATTGTCGCTCAACTTGCGATCGGCCAGTATGGTTATAGCCACTCCCCTAGCGTCAACGTTCTTCTCCTTGTTGTTGCTAAACATCATTACCGGATCGGTTCCGCACTCCTTGCAGACTGCCTCTATCACTTTTTTGTAAAAAATTTCCACCTTATTCATAAACTTTTTATTTCGTGGTTTGTTTTACTATCAAAGCCGGGCACAAAAAATGCACGGCAGAAAGACTTGTAAGAATCTTCCCGTCGTGCGTGGCATGAAAAAATAATCAAACTTCCGATCCGATTATTTAGGGAAGATTCTTTTTTCTTTATCTTCCCTTTCCGGTTCGTTCTCACGAAGTCACCATCAAACTAATATTAAATTAATCATGAACAAAAAAACGTCAGCCCTTGTTATTCATATAACGCATTCATTCTATTATCAGAGGTTTCTCGGGCGTGAGCCATGGAAGCCTCACCAAATTCTATAAAACCCACCTATCCCGACATAGGGTGACAAGCCATTCTTACCGATCCCATAACCGGCTATAACTCCTATTCCCCATCTACGTGGATTCATTGTCTTGGTTATATACTCAGTCCTTCTATAAACCTCGATGTAATTAAGATTAGGCTTATAGCCGGATATTGACAGCCGATAATCATCTGTCTTGTACTCCTTGCTGGTTATCGGCACCGGGACATATATAGGTTCCTTAATCGTATCACCGTCTAATGTAATGTAGACAGGAAAAGGCTCAGGTATTGTTTGTACCAGTGTCTCATAGACCGGGTACGGGATGCTGTCATGTATCGTATCCACCTTGGCGGACGTGTCGGTCTTGGATATCGAATCACTAGCCACATCCCCCCGGATATGGTAGCCAGCCGTGAAACTGGCTACCAAGCACACTAGTATTAATATTACTTGCCAAGGCCTCATTCTAAGATGCCCTCAATACGGATGCGCTCAATAATGATTTGCCTATAAGCTTCCATCGCCCCAAATTGTGCACGTAGTAATACTTGCTTTTGTGTTGACAATCCTTTGAATATATCCGTGCCAAAGAACTTACCTAGCTTTTCTTGCTTATCGGATAATTCGAACAATTCTATTTGGAGACGATCTATAAACGTATGACAGACCTTATAAGCCTCCTCGAATGGCTCTGCCGGAGACCAGCTTTCATAACCGTCCTTGTATTTCACATGATAACCGGATTTGTCTTTTTCGGTTTCATTAGGCACTCTTCCTGTTTGCAGCAAACCTTTCTCAAACGCTTCGCCCATTGTCATAGGCTCTGCTTCAATCTGTTTTGTTCCAATATATTTTTTCATCTTATTTTACGCTTACCTCTACAGCATTAGGTCTTGTTATTGTTAAAGTAAATTCCATCCAGCGATAACGTCCGACATATCTGCCTCTCTCCCATTCTCCACCTTGCTCATGCCGGCGACAATATGGGTCATTTGCTCACGATCGTTGATGTTGATCGGATCATCAGCCGGGATGCCGGCATAATCGGATACGGCCTTAATGTAGGCCTCCGTATCGTTCTCGTTTTCCGGCGCCCAGCGACCTATCATCTTGCGGATGGTGTCAAGCTTATAGTTGTTATAGTAGTTGCGCAAGATGCGGAACACCGCCCTGTAACCGTATGCCATAGTCTCAAACTGTTTAAATGATTTATCCTTGCTCGGACGTATCTCACCTTGGAACAAGTCGCTATTGATCCTGATATTCCCGGGGTTGTTGTTTCGATACCCACGAGGTAAATTGTCTTTTCCCATATTTTATTATCCTTTCTTGTTTTTATTAATGGCATTGGATAAAGCGTTTGTCAAAGCGTCCTCCAAAACCTTTTGCGTTACAACTTTACCGATCATGTCGGCAGTCTTACTAGCCTGTCTCCTCTGTTTGGCATCGGCCTTCTCCCAGATAGACCTAACCTCCGTTATCAAGATAAATACGGTCACTATCGAGGATACGACCGGGACATTGGTCAAGAATGGCAGATGGATAAATTCCCAAAAACGGCACACGTAGCATACCGAGTCTATACCGCACGCTATACATACGCTGCCAGCGTAAAGTATGAACTTGCTGACCGTCCTGCGCATGCCATACGAATTACGCTCCTCTCCCCTCAGTTTGGCCTTGTAATAACCCGAGGCGAAATCCCATCCCATCGCCACCATAACGATGAACATCTCAAACACGACTACCGTTAGTAGTTCTCTCATGCTGCAAATCATCTTAAAAAACTCCATTCTTCCGATCCTTTTTTTATCAAATAAATATTACATCATCCCTTACCGATATCCCCGTATCCTCGATCACCAAATTACCTCCCGATACCGAGACATTCGCCGCAAGGGTAAACACCAACATTTTTCCGTCAACGTAAGCCTTGCGACTAGGCTGACGTACCGTAAGCCGCTCTTTGACCGCTCCGTTTCCGGTCGCCACGGTCAATACCTCGTACCGCTCCGTCCCCGTATAATTCTCCGTGTCACTCGTGATGACGATCTCGCCATTATCTCGCCCTGTATAGGCAAGGTGGAGATTCCCTCCACCTACGCCCCATGGTATCACTTTCTCCATACCGGGCAGGGATCAAGATACCGTCCATTGCGTATTGGAAGTAACAATAACGGTAACAGCGCTTCCATCCGCAGGGATCGTTATCTCTGTCTCGCTTAACGACAAGTTAGCGTCTCCGGCTGTTTGCTCAATCACGATCTGCTGCTGAACGGTGCTACCGTTGGATACCTTCAGGGTCCTGTCTATCTGCTCTATCGTGGTATTGGCCGGCAAGGTCAGATCCACAGACCATACCACCTCGCCTGTCGCTCCCGGATCTCCTTCGATCGCCTCCGTATTATTAGTGGGTTTACCACCTGCGGTATACTGGGGGGAGATCGTCGCCTCCTTCGCTTCTCCCACCCACGCGAATGACAAGGCGGCAGAATTGGATTTCCCATTGACAGTGACTTTTCCTCCTGTCTTATCTGCCGCCATCGACGATCCGTTGTCTATGGATATATACTCGGGTTCCGCCTCTTGCGTCACCTTATAAGTCTTGGGTTGCGCCACGCCGGATCCGGTCACCGTGACCGTTCCCGTTCTCGGTTTTCTGCCCTTATACGCCGCCGCTGTATTCCTAAGCGTATCATTACCCGATCCAGACATCGGGTTTACTGTCAACCAACTAGGTTTTGCCATACTTCTAAAATTTTTAATTAATTATTCACTATTCGACATCCCATAAGATGTTTGATATTATATTCACATCCGCTTCAAAACCATTACTCCTTTGTAGCCATATAGCCGTTGGGGTGACGATCAAATGCGCTTCCCTAGTCCATACCGTATCTCGTCCCAGATAGATTTTCTTCACGTCCGCTCCGTTAAACTTTATATCTATCGCCCCGTTCAGAATCATAGTATTACATATAAGATGTTTGGATTAGGGATCTCGATCTTGTCATACTCCTCTTGCGTAATGGCCTCGATCCTATGGATTGAGTCGGACACGAGGGTGTTCTTGGGGTTATTCAATATATCAAAAGATGAGCTGACATCCACCGTGGACACTTCCAGATTCGAGCAAGACTGTTCGTCAGTCTTCCCGCATGATCTCGGTATGAGCTTGAACGCCTCGCAAGCGTCAACGGCCATCATGCCATCTTTCTTATAATTCTCGAATAACGTCAACGTGTAAACCCCGCAATGTACCTGATCCTTCCCGTGATAAGAGAATCTTATGACGTTACCGACAAGGAGGAAATCCTTTATCTCTATCCTCTCGAATGAGTTTGACAAGATCACCTTCAAATCCCGTCCCTCAAGTGGTTCGGGAACATTATCGTGCAATATCGTCCACTGGACGGATATGTCGTTGCCTATGCGGATAGTTTCCATATTATCCAAGGGTAAAAGGATTGATCGTTTTCACTAAGGAGCCATCTGCCGTGATAAAGCTGTAACTAATATTACCCTCAACCGTTACATTCGAAAAATTTCCAATCAAGGAGCATCCAATAATAACCCCGTCTATATTCACACTAGTAGATGTCATTGTTATTGTATTTTTATAAAAAGATGAGAGGCTCTTTTTTATCACGTTGCAATACGTAGATATTGTGTTCGAATTGACATCTCCCATATTGTTACACAATACACGAAGCCCTCCTGATATTACATTATTGTAAATCTGACCTCCAATCAAGGGCTTATCTATTGAGATAACAGAGTTCTTAAATATGGAGGGAATCTTGTTAAGGCTTTTTGTTATTGTTATCTTATTATTAAAAACACTGACTTTATCTAAGCCGAGCGAGGCATCCTTAACGGTGGAACCATCCTTGACCGAAAATGTATAAAAATCTAGCGTATCGCTTGATATGTTTGGATTGTCTTCTGATGTCATTGGTGTTAAAAGATTCTTGAAATCATAAAACACATCATTTCCAAACTCATCTATCATTCTATATATCGAACCCTTGCCTCCTTCTTTAGCCTCATGAAACAGACTGGTATCATTATTAATATCATACCATATCTGCCAAGCGGACAACCGACTGTTTTTGAAATAAATATCTCCATCATGTAACATGGCAGATGCCTTATCCGATATCCTATCTTCCGTGATAGCTTCGACCACAATATCGAATTGGTGACCGGCGGACTTCCAAGACTTAAATTCTGTCACATAATCCGTTATCCTATATTTATTTCCTTGGACAAGAGAACTACTACCAATTAATGATACTAATTCTGAATAAGTAACATTTATCATGGCTCCACCGGAACCAGCCAAATCATACTCTATTCCATTTACGTTTATTTTTTTTATTGTTCCCATATCTTTATTTTATTATCAAGACTTCATTTTCCGCTACAACTTGAGAATCGGAAATAAAAAGAATATCTTTTAGCACTTCCGTCTTTATATTGTTAGTAAACACTAATACGCTACCAGCGATGAAGGCCTTTACCCCTTCAATGCCAGATTGAAGCAATTCTAATAAGTCTCTTATCTGATTAGATTGCTCATCCATGATAGCCCTAAGTTCTTTGTTGTTATCATTTAATTTATCATTTAAATATAAAAAATTAGAATCGATAGAATTATTTATTTTATCTTCTATACTAGGAATACTGACCGTTCCATCCTCCAATATGGATAAAGCATTTTTTCGATTATTTGGACCATTTCCTATCCCATAAGAAAATAAAACTTTTTCCCCATTTAATATCGGCTCATTATAACGACCAAAAGAAACCCCATAACTTGACTCTATAAGCAAATGATCTCCATGGCAAAAAGAAGAAGAAGAGCCTTCGCTCATAACACAATCTTTTCCTCCTATATGCGAGAAAGAACATCCTCTATAAACCTTATTGTTATACCCCTCGATGTGAACACAGAAGTTTTGATCTATATATTTTCTTCCCGAAAACAGAACATTATTGTATCCTTCCACATGATTTGCCTTATGTACAATTGGTGCACTATGCGAATAATACAAATCACCACATATATTATTATATCCTTCTACATGGCTTGTGTTATCACAAATAAAATTGTTACATCCCTCGAGGTGGCTTCGGCTACCAATTGACATGTTTAGGGCAAACCTCTCTAGTAGAGATACAGCGTCAAAGCTTAACGAGTGCTCAATATTCTCAGAGTTATAGGTTCCATAATCTTCTATGAAAGTCCTTAAAGCCTCCCCTTCTGTATCAAAAATAGGCCGATCCTCTATACCTCCTACGGTATTTTCAATAAAATAAGGCTGGGTGCCTATTGATCCTCCTTCTACATGCGAACCATCCCCTAAACAATAAGAATATAATCCCTCTACATGCGATTGCGCTCCTAAGCACCATGTTCCCCTGCCCTCGGCGTGACCCTCGCTAGCGAACACATTCGTTTTGTAACCCTCCGCATGCGCCCTAGGACCGGTAGCGTTGGTATTCATACCCTCTGCGTGGGCGTAATTTCCTGCCGCCTTGTTATTCTCATAGTCATTGAATATCTCGGCGTTCTTGTAACCCGAGTAGTTTTGACCTACACCAAAGGCAAGGCTGTCCAATTCGATAAAATCCCCGTTTGCGCTTTTATCAACGGAGGATTTAAAAATATAATATCTATCGGCTATGATATTATCCGTAGGGACAAACACGTTCCCCGCCCCATTTCCGTCTTGGCCGGGCTTGCCTTGTGGGATACCTAAATCCAAAGCATAAATAGGTACACCTTCTGGGGTCTCCCCTCTCAAGACAAAGCCAGCCGTTGCCGAGCTATTAAAAGGAAGGGTGGAGACCGTACCGATAGAGACGACCGGAGGATCTCCCGGAGTTCCCTTCGGACCGGTTAGCAAGGATAATTCCACCAACACATTCCATCCGGGATTTCCAACATACCTCCATTGGATATCCGTAGACGAAGAGGCTAGTTCTATCTCCCTACCGTCAAGTCCCTTAAGTATAGCCATGGGGACTCTCACTAATTCCTCCTTAGCGGAAATACCGGGCAAAGATGACACGGAGGATATAGAGTCAATCTCCTTGAACTGACTTAAATCCTTGGACTCCTCCGCTAAGATCTTTTTACTCTCAGCGGCGATCGCACGTAAATCCTCGGGCGTTAGAGTAAAGCCGGAAGACAATGTAAGATCCCCTACAGCCATATTATCGTATGTTATTCTTGTTTAAGGAAAATATTTGCCGCATCGTCTATCACGGTTGACAATATAGCCTTGCAGTCTTCGTCCGAGACTCCATCTTCCAAGACTATCGATTTCCTGCCTTTGTCCACAATGTTTACATAACCGAACCTAAGCTCTCCTTTTTTGACCGAGGCCAATACCTCTGTTACCTTTTCGCCCGCATTCCGTGTTGTCTCATAGGAGATATCATAATCTCCTACCGTGTTTTTGTATTTGCTTCTCAATACAGATGATAATGTTGATAGTGCCATGTTAATTTCCCCTTTCTATAATGTTATAAATTTGCCCATACGCTCCAGGAGGTAAGAGTAACGCCACTTTTTTGATCAATGTAGCCTCCTCGATTGTTATATCCAATTCTCCGTTAGCTTGCCTTAGCTTCAGATACAGCTCAAATGCTTGTAACTTGCTACGCGAATCATCTTCATCACGCCCTGTCATGTGGATATATTTGCCATCAAATAATCCTTGGCAAAGGACCTCGTCTATCATTTGATAACGTTTCTCCTTTTTCTCTCCGGCAGGTACCCACTCAAAGGCTTCTTCGCCTTGAGAATTCTTAAATGCTATGTGAAAATTCACTTTCATAATTATTATTTTTATATTAGGAACTTCTTCTTATCTCTCCAGTATTTGTATGTATTAATAAAGGCTTCCAGTAGGAACTTTCTGCCGTCGTACTTAAACCCTTAAACGTTATATCTCCTTCTGTATACAATGCCATGGAATCACTATTATCCGCTATTCCAATCAAAGCCGCCCCTTTTCCGGAATGAGATTCTACATGCCCGGCATATATAAAGGTAAAAACTTGTCCAGCCTCGTGCATGCGAATAAAAGCGTCGGCATCATCTGTCTCAAGGCTTTTATAGGACATTATCTTAAAGGCTCCAATAGTCCCCTCTGTTGCCGCCAACTTCTTAGCATACAAATTATTCACATCAATCATAGAAGTAGCGATATACCCATTAACGATGATTGTCTTATCTTCCAATGCTTTAATAATGTCATTCTCTTTGACCCAACCGGGAAGTAACTCGACCGATGTATTGGCTTCCTTCGCCGCATTTAAAGCATTTGTGGCGTCTGTAATGGCTGTAGTCGCCCTGCTATAAGCCGATGAAGCAGTTGAGTCTGCGCTATTCGCTATGCTATAGGCATCAGAAGCTTTCTCATAGGCTTCCAAGGCTTTATCCAATGCATCCCCGCCAGCCGCATCCACCTTATCCTGTAAAGAGGAGTCTAAATCTGAATAGGTAACGGCTCCCACAAGGTTGATCCTATTCGATTTAATGGTGGTTGTCGTTGCCGTCTGGTTGATATACGATATGATATTATCGCCGTTCTCCAAGCTCTTGGCGGCGAACAACGTATTTCCCTGCGTAGTGTTGATCCATCCCGCCGTGTCTATCTCATTCCTTATATTATCCACCCTCGTTGATATGGCCGATATTTGCCCAGCGGTAATATTCAATTGAGAATCATACTTGGTATACACCTTACCTGTTTCCTCATCCACATAATCCTTCGTTGCCGCCAGCTTGATAGACTCTTCTGTTTGCTCTATCCTTGTCTCCAACCTGATAATGGCATCCGCCAAGTTATCGATAAACAAGGAAACACCATAAATCAGTATTTCCCCATCGAAAGATATACGGAAATCGCCACGTTCGTCCCATTTCCCCGCTTTCGAAAGCTTACGATACGAGGATGATGGTTCCAAGGACATGGAGACATAAAGGCTTGATCCCTCGAAACCTGCGGTCAATATCCCCGCCTTAACAACCCGGTAATGTAATGAGAAGGAATAGTCATACTCGGTCGCCTCGGTCTCATGTGACGGTATGTTTATAACGTCATTCCGCTGGAGGATATACGAGTCACTGATACGTAAGACATTTCTGTTGCCGTCTTGATAAATATCTGAAACTCCCCTCTTCTCTGACAGGAAAGAATCATTGGCGTAAATAAACGATCCGTCATGTCCCCAAAAACTTATTGAGTTCTCTGTCACCCAATAGTCCGTATTTTGGGAGAATGAGCTATTTTTCAATATATTGCCCGGCTCTAATGATATATCGTTCCTGATGCCTTCGATTGAACTCTCGAATTTCCCGTTCATTATGGAAAATTCCTGCTCGACCGTATTACCTGTATCAAGGATGTAGGTCGAATTTTCAAAGTAAGCCCCGTTACCGTAAATCCCCCAAACACCGGTCAAATCTATACCGTTTTTGGTTCTTATCCCGGAAAGATTTCCGATACGTGCCTTGGTCGCGTTATCGGGGTCTGTCTTCATCCCATACACGACATCCATATATGGTGCGCCGATCTCGTCGATCGTAGTAATCTTGACAATACCCTTTCTGGTAGAATCAGCCACGCTATCTATACGGGTTAATACATCTCCTTGCGCAATGTCGGCTTTATCACCGGCAAAGTTGACAAACGTAATCCAGTCCAAGCGATCTTCACCGTCCGATAAATTACCGATGCCGACTTGATCAACCCGAAGCTCGTATTGCTTGATGATATTGTAATCATTCTCCCCTGTCGGCATTCCCCCAAAATGTTGGACCATCAATATATCCCCCGAACGGAACGGATTGTAGAGCACGCCGTTCCCCGTGTCCAAGTAAATCCTTCCGGTCGCATGGTCGTAATACTCCACCTTCATCATCCCTGAGAATATCACGTTGTCGTTTTCGCCACGAAGCTGAGAGACGATGAACTCATAGACCCGGAGACTGCCTCTCACATTTATATCGTCTATCTCTAAACGGAATTTCTGTTCCTCTACACCAGCCGAGTTAACCCGTTTATATGGAGCAATATCCCAACCGAAGCCATTGGGGAAGCCCGATATAAACGTATGGGACCCCACTCGTTTCTTGAATAAAACATTCCCACGGAACCATGACTCATCAAATATGGCACGACCATCGGCCTTGATCTCCCAGCCCTTGCCGTCCATGCCGTCGAGGAAGATGGAGGAGCCTATCTTCTTGTCGAAGATGATCTCACCATGAGCCGTGTCATTGACATCCTTCCTTAAATATTTCTTATTAAGTTCTTCGGGCGATAATCCTCCCCCAATGACATATCCACCCTTAGAAACGGATCCTTCATTCCGAACGTTGTCAATGGCATCCCAAATCTTATCAATCGTACTAGCGATAGGTTTATCGCTAAGGGATATCTCATAAACCGGGATATCCTCACCTTCTTTTATGGATAAGCTCTGGATAATAATGCTATAATCTGTTCCAAAATCAGCGTCATACAACGGAAGCCTCATGCCTTCCCTGATCAAATCATGCAGATTCCCGTTTCGAGCCATGTATATCTCATCCACCCCTATATCGTAAGTATAGGTCACATGATCATGATCGGCCAGATAGGAAGTAGCCGCATTTAATAGCTTATCTTCCGCATATTCCACATACTTATCTGGCATATTGATGTTCAGCAAGATAAAACGATCTCCCGTTGATAGATTCTGTCCGGCATTAGGGACTTGGAAGTTGTCTCTCGTGGATTTGTTAAGCGTTACCTCATAGTCACCGTTCTCCAATTGAATAACTTCCACGATATCGAACTCGTAACCGATCAAACTCCCGCTTCGCATTGATATCGTCGCCGTCTCAGAGGTCAAGTAATCTTTGATATTGAATCCGATGTTCTTGATCGTCACCTTGAAAGAACCCGACGTCTCTGTTTCTTCCGTTATTTGCTCAGCGGAGACAAGCTCATCTATTCGTCCTATACCGGGTAACTCCACACCCGCTATAGAAGGATAGATATCCTCAAATAATTGGGTGTATTCCCTTACCCCATAAGCGGAGATATTTTTCGATTCAATATAGCTCTTGCCTGTCTCCAGATAACCGGGTAACATCAAGTTCTTCTTGCCAGAGAAATCTGATTCTCGCTTATTGTAATCGGAAGGTATATTGCGTTCGCCTCCATAAGCATACAACCTAGTGACAATCGCCTCGTCAGCATTGACATTCCTAGTTATCTGGTATAAACCGTTATCCTTACCGTAATAAAAAGTATGATTCAAGGAATCTTCCGGGTATCCGATCCTCACCCTTCTCTTGGTAACGAGAAAATTTAGCCCAAACTCCTTATTGATCATCACGAGGGCGTTCCAGCAAGAGGTATTGTCTATCTGTATTTCCGCTTCCTCGGTCTCAACGCCCTCATAGACATCAATAGTCCATCCCGGATAATCACGGTTCATGTTCGCCTGTATCCTCTCCGCGAAAGTCTTGGCGGTACCCACAAATGAGAAAGACGGACTAGGCTGGTAATGATAATCATTGCCATACGGGACATAATCCAATAACTGACAATTTTGTAACTCTACATCTACCGTATTGAATACCAAATCATACTCAAAGGCATCTTGAGCACTGCCAGAAGAAGCGCTCTTCGTTTGGGAAGGGGTATAATATAAATAGAAAACCTCTCCCCTATAAGTCAAATAGTCGCCTATAGCGAAATTTATCACGACTGGGGATTCGAACGAACAGGATATTGTCCTTTCGCCCATAAACGAGCCGTTGTATTCTAGTTCCTTGATCGTACAACGTCCGATTTCACCTGTCTTATCGTAAACAATCCACCCCATACTACCTAATGATAAATTGCTCCTCCGGTTTGGTCACCCGAAATTTCATCTTAAACTCAGCGACATCCCCCAACCTTACATCGCTCGTAAAATCAAAATCGCTGAACCCTTTAAAGTAAGCCCCCTTACATCCCGTATATGAGTACGGGGAGTATATATTGAGTTCAGATCCATTGGTTGTCAGATATTTGAATAGGTATTCCTGCTTGACAGGAAAAGAACCTCGTGCTCCTTTATACACCACGGATATCTCAACATCATAAGCTCGAAGCTTAACCACGTCTGGGAAATAAACGTCCTCCCCATCCTCGTCCTTCCAGTCACGGGAAGGCAACTCCTTTGTCTCAAGAGGGACGAATAATGGCACGCTGGTGGTCTTGACACCAAAGTCTGCGTATAGATCTTTCGTTTCCGATCCATTCGCCTTTTGAAATATCAGTGTATCCCTATCTGTTCCCATGACAAAAAAAGAGCCTACAACAGGATGGGCTTAACCATCATGTCATAGGCTCTCTCTGAAGCTCTTGTTTTTTATTATGAAAGCAAATATAGATAATATTTATATAACATCAAAACAATATAGATAATATCTATACAATTGATATCTCTTTTTCGTCCGTTATCCTTGCCTCTGCGTTTACAAGCTTGGCGGTCTTCGGACTGCCTTTTTTCTTTCTGTCATAGTTCAGCCCTCCTATTTATTTTCGATTTTTCTAGTAACCAGATAATTTGTCGCTTTTTTGTTCTATCTCATCATTTGTAGCAACCTTATTCTGCCTCATCCAGTCCTCTATTTCCTTTCTATCGAAATAAAGTTGTTTCCCTTTGGGCTTGTAATGCGGAATTTGATGACTGTAAGTAAGTTTGTACAAATGGCTCTTACTCAATCCAGTAAGTAATGCAACATCATCAAAGCAAAGTACATTCTTTGCAGCTAATAGGCTATATCTCTCAATTCTATCTAATTGTTGTTTTATTTCTTCTGACATAATACAATAAATTATTTGTTCATGAATGGGGTGTGTACTTTGCCCGTTGCTTTGTAATTACATTGCAAATATCAGAAGGGAAGGAAAAAAAAGACCTCCATATAGTCACTACTATAGTCACTATATGGAGGTTTATATCTCTGTATATCTTGTTGTTACTTTATCCTTGCCTTATCTACATCATTATAACCATAGGGCAAAGTCCCTGTTTTTTTTTTGATAATCTCGCTTTGCGATGTCCGGTCGTTCCGGTCTGCAAGGGTCCGGTAGGCAATATTACCTACCGGGCATCAAACTTCTGATCGCCGTTCCCGTCATGAGGCATTTCCTTTCTCGATCACCCTCAAGAAATCCCTCACGCAAGACACGGCCCTCATCTTATCCATGATGTCCCTGTCCTCGTAGCAACCCTCGCAACTCAACTGGATGAGCGTATCTATCATATCGCCCATGTCCTCGGAGAACAGGCAACCAGACATGTCCTTTATCTCTTTCATCATTTCCGGGGTGATGCTCAATCCTCCGATCACCAACTCCGAAGCCTCACTGATCTTGATCTCGTTCTCGCCGGCTCTCACGACGATGTCCTTAATTAAATCTTCCATATTCATCTAGTTTTAAATCATTTTGCATTCATTATCAAGTCACATAAAGTCAAAGTCTTGGCCGTACGTCCTTACGCCGTACCTCTAAATAATTAATATATATTCAGTTATAATTTTGAGCAGCTAACGAATAAAGCAATAATGGAGACTATAAAAGCAAGCAAGGCTATAATTACGCTTATTGCTTTCCAAGGAATCGGATTACGCAAATTAGGATTTTCTGCTAAATACAGTCTACCGTAAACAGATACTTTGGCAGTCCAAACTATATTACCTCCTCTTACAAAAGAAGCATCAACAAGCCCCTTTCTCTTAAGAGAGTGAACACAAGCATTGAACACATGTAACGGATACATGGATGGGCAATTAGCTCCACATGATCTCACAATCCTTAGTACCTCCTTTTCTTGTTTAGACAAATTGATCCGTTCCATAACCTATTCGTTTTCTGCGAATTTACGAATATATTTTTGATTCCTGCAACTGTACTCTATTCTATAGCCGCAATCTTCCCGTCAGACGGATTTCCTCCGAACAAATGGTTGATGTAAGCCAGTCCTTTTTGCGTAACAAGAATCTTCGTGACAACAAAACCCGGATGGCTGTTACGCTCGATGAATTTTTCCTTCATCTCGAAATACCCGGCATTGACAAACCGCTGCTTAGGCTCGTTCCGGTTAGAGAAGAACACGCCGACCTGTCTTAGCTTTTGGAATAGAGTATTGCGCCCAAATCCCAACTTTAGGATTTTTGCGGCCATCCCGATATCAACTTTGTCGTCTGTGGTGAAGGCGGCATCCGCAAAGTCGGCTTTGGGTTGGAGTTTTGCGATTTTGGCATCCTTTTGTTTGTTTTCGGCCTCAAGCTGTTTCAGCCGTTCTTCTCGTTTTTCAAGGGTGGCCTGTGCGATAGTAAGAGCACGAGCCATGATTTCCTCTGGGGTATCGTCAGTTTTGGTAGCGATGTAGCCGCCGGTTTCTAATACAGAGGGAATGACTTCATCAAAAATCCAGCTTTCTACTTTTTCGGCTTGTGGCAGCTCTGAACTGGCAACAAGACGGATTACATTACCTTTTGTTATGAATTTGGCCTTCTGATTTCGACCCATTGTATCTATGAGGTCGCAAAACACGACCCCATCTGATTTACAATGTCTTATTACGGCATCTTTAGGATTTGCGTATCCTAAACATTTCGCAACATCTGTTGCGGCAAATAGAACTTGGGCATTGACAACAATAGTTCTTACTTGTCCAAAGATAGGAGACTTGAATAATTTTAATTCTTTCATAACGATTAATTTTAGACAATAAAAAAACTGCGCTACGTGTTGTCTAAGCCTTAATCGCAAAGCTCCGTGGGTATTTCTACTCCACGACACGGCGCAGTTATATCATTATATAACAATATATTATATATGTATAGGCACAAAAAACGCTGACATAAGCCAGCGGTAACATACCGCGATTAAAATTTAGACATTGCAAAAATAAGAACTAATAGTTAAAGCACAAAGATTTTGGACATTTTTTTTGAGCACAAAACAAATTAACATACATTTGTAACATCATTTAATTACATAAAAAGATGAGGCATATTTGTATTATAAAAAAATCAACTATATATTCATTAATAACATTTGTCATATTATGTGCAAATTATTCTTGTAATTCAAAACAAACTAAAATTGAAACATTCTCTTATTTACAAGAAAGAGACTCTATTAAGGATATTGTTCAAAATAAAAGAGATAGTATTAGACAAATTGAAGGGGATAGAGTTATAGGGAATATATACTGGAATATGTCATACAAAGATTTTTTAGTATCTTTTGAAGATTTTTCTAAAAATCACAAAGATATAGCATCTTTTAAAGTAAGACATAGTTATCATCCTGCAGATATCATACATATAGAAGAAACTCCTTTAAAAGAAATTCCTATATCAATTAATACTGCAACATTTTATAGAGATTCACTTATTCTTTTATCTTTATGGCATAATGAGCCGATAAAAAACTTTGAAAAAGAGCCGTATCTTTTAGAGAAAATACTAAGTGATGTTATTAATTTATATTCAGATAAATATGGGAGCCCTGATTTTTGCAGAAAAGATATAAAATGGAGTTTATTAGATAGATATATAGATTTGAGGGGAACGAAAGTACATCATATAGCAGAATGGGATATACCTTATAAATGCATCGATTTATTTGTAATTACTGAAAATGGTTTTAACGCATGTCCAGTTCTTCATTTTTATTATAAGTCAAAAATAGACAGCATTAATAAAGTTATTAACAAACGAATAATTTCCATTGAAACAAAAAAAAGATATAAAGAAATGATCCAAGATAGTATTAATAAAGATAGAGCAAAATCAATTATATAAACCAATCTAAGGAGAACTTATCTTATCTACTTAGTGAATTAACGTCGAAACCTGCATACTATCATTCTGCTGCTATTGATTGGTGATGTTGTTAAGCATAAAATGCAAGCTCCGCTCGCAAAGGTGAATTATATATGTTAAACACCATAAACATACGAATAATCCCTGAAACGACAAAGAAAACCCGCAAAATATTTGTTTTCTGCATATAATACATTACTTTTGCGATACAATATAATACAGGAGCAATATGGAAGCAGTAATAAGAAAACAAACATCGTTCCGTTTACGTGAGGACTTGTTGCAAATCTTGCAGGAACAAGCCAAGAAAGCGAACAGGAGCCTGAATAATTTCGTAGAGAGTACCTTGATGGACGCTGTATACTCCGAGCCAAACGAGGAAACGATAGCGGCGATAGAAGAGGCTCGTTCTGGAAAGTATGCCGGGACGATAGACGCAAGCAGTTTTGAAGCCTTCATGAAATCATTGAACGAGATAGAATGAAAACGATCCATTACAGTACGAAGGCAAAGAAAGACTTGAAGAAGTACCGCAGCAACATCAAGCTGATGGAAGCTTTGTTTGAAGTCTTGGACAAACTAAAGAATGGGGAATCCATACCAAGCAAGTACAAGCCCCATGAGTTGATAGGCAATTACAAGAACTGCATGGAGTGTCATGTCGGCAACGACTTTCTTCTGATTTGGATAGACGCAATGTCGGACATCGTGGAGATTGTCAGGATTGGAAGCCATTCCGAGTTATTCGGGAAAAAGAGGTAGACAAGGAAAGATTTATAGGGAAACGATAAACATGTTGTAAAACATAAATTTTACCCCCCCTATTTGCATATATTAACGATCATTTTTAACTTTGCGGCCAATTATTAATTTAAACTACAAAAAAACATGAAGAAGCTTTTGTTTATTATGGCAATGATGTTGCCGTTGTTTGCCTTTATTGGATGTTCGGATGATGATGACGAAAAAAACATTCAACTAACAACCGATCAAGTCGTTGGAAAATGGAATGTGACTTGGGCTGAACAGGATGGGAAAACTCTTGATATTCCAAGTGGCTATATTTACATGAATCTGAAGAGCGATGGAACGTACAGAACCGTCATGTTTGATGATTATTACATTGGCGAATGGAAACTTGAAGGCAACATCGTAGTAGGCACTACTACTGACCCTATTACAGAGCGTTACAAATTCACATCGATCAATGGAAATAATGCCGAAATCGACTATTCAAACAGCGAGGGCACATTAATGAAGTTCCGAGCAACAAAAGAATAATAATACATATCATGTATACGCCCCACTGTATTGATGGTGGGGCTTTTTAATTCTAATCACTCTCAAATTCCTATTCTTTAAAGATAAATCGACAGAATCAAATCCTGCTACTCTGCCTGTAACGGTTCAAGGGCAGAAACCTACGAAATATAGATAAAATCTATAATATTAGATACATATATAGACAATACCTATATATCTCGTTCTTTTATACCTTATTTGTTCTAATTTGATTTAAACAATATTAAATAACGATCTAACTAACATGGTTTCTGATACAAAGTAACGTAACTTTGTTGCGCAATCTTATTGATCAACTTAAATTCATAAGAATATGATTCGTACAATTCCTAATCCAATAATTAGCGTCGATGATGTTAGACGCTTTAGAGATGTTATGCGAAAATGCGTAACAGGGGATTTTACGGATGAAGAAAAAGAAAAAATCAGACTCCGTAAAATCGAAATGAAAAGAGTAGATAATATTGTAAGACAGAACAATGGAGGTAAAAACCCTATCCTCGGATATTAATTATTCGGTTCATTTTCTCTCTGAGAAAGATGATCTTTCTGAATTTTCATGTGGCAACAAGGAATTAGATAAATTCTTTCACGAGGAGGTATTCATTTGCATGAAGTACAAGTATGTTACAGCATACTGCGTTAAAGATCAAAACGGATTGATCATATCTTTGTTCACATTGGCTCATGACGCCGTAATACTATCCTCCGAAGAAGAGAAAGAGGACTTCATATCAGAGTCCTCTATGAGTATCAGTGAAGAATATATAGATACATTTGAGAAGCAATCCGCTTTTCCTGCCATAAATATTGGACATTTAGCTGTAAGGAAGGAATTGCAGAGTGAGGGAATTGGAACATTTGTCATTAACTTTGTGACTAATACATTCGTTGATTACAAAATAAGCGGATGTCAATTTATAACTGTTGATTCCATTAATAACCCTAGAACAAATAAATTCTATGTGAAAAATGGATTTATCAACCAGACGAACAATGATACATGTAAGCCTACAAGAAGAATGTACTTACCACTTAGAATATACCAAATCTAATAGATAAAATCTATGACCATATTTAATATTATAGATTTTATCTATACAAAAAGACTTTAAGAGTTCAATATATCTCCTCCCCGTTAAATACTTGTCCTCGGCTCAACTTTTTACGAATGACTCTAACCGGATCACATGGGGCATCAATAGAACTATCGTCATAGGCGTAAACCGTGCACGTCCCTTTATTGGATAAGACAGACAATACGGATCGGTCATAGCATTCCACGCTCACGTAAGAATGAAAGCCACATTTTATATTAAGGCTTATATCATTGAAACAGTATAATTTAACCGTAGCCCAATCTCTTATATTAATCACCCCGGAAGAATCCCCCATCACGAACACGGACTCTTCCGACCCTAGCTCTATATTGATCTGCCTGTCCAGATAAATGCGATTGTCTTCCAGCTTTTTCAGATCCGGCTCAGAAGAGAAATAACGTCTTACGATCTCCAACGCCGGAGTGGAGTGCTCCATGAGATATTCCGGCCATCGCTTCCAGACCTTGATGATCATATCAACATCCTTATTGCTTCTTCCCCACAATCTCCTGCCACTGGAACAAACCCCTAAATCGGCTAACTCGCTAAATAATTTATTTGTATCCATGATTATATATTATTGAATTCTTACAGCTTTCCCGCCCTTTCCTTGTACGATCACGCTTGATAAAGCGTTTTGTATTACGGTTGAGCTCTTCTGTATCTCAATCGCCGCGTCAGCGTTTGCCTTTGTGTTCGCAGCGATAGCGTTTAGTTGTTGCAACTGCGCTTGCGCCGTAACACTCATCGTAGGCAACAGAGTCCCCGCTATATTCTCCAGCAAGTCACGCTTTACGCTCACGTCATGACGGATAGCGTTCAGATAGCTACCTAATAAATTAGCCGTGTCCTCTGTCACTCCTTGGATACTTGCCGAAAGACCTTTCTTATTACTCTCTCCAGTCGTATCAGTAAGGGTTATCCCCGCCTTCTCTGCCGCCTCGTTCAAATACTCCCAAACCTTCTGGCTTTGCCCTATAATATCTCTCAATCCGGATAATTCCGTGACGAGGCCGGACATATCGCTGCCAGACATCGTCCCATCGCCCAGAATCCCACCTTTTCCATCCTTGCCAAACAAATACTCTCTCAGGGAACTCATGGCGGTCTCTATGTATTGGGTTTGAAGTATATTTTTCAAAACATTCTTCATTATATCAGCCACGGTGTTATCAAAAGCCTCCGCGGCGTCCTCGCCGGAGGCGAATGCGTTGACCAGCGAGTCCGCTATGCTACCGGCCCAGTCTTTCAGATCTATATCGTACAGGTCTTTCGCTAAGTCCTCGTAGAAATATCTCATCTGATCGTCAAGCTCAGCTATCTGCTGCTTATAATCCTCGATTTTCGATTTATCCGTTTTTTTCTTATCCTCCTCCGCTCGCATCTGTTTCTCAAGCTCCTCTCTCTGACGTTGAAGGTTTCGAACCATTTCATCCGTTTGTTTCTCTGAAGCCTTTCCCAACTGCCTTTCAATTTCCTTTTGCAAATTTGTATAGGCGTTTTGTAGCTTTTGCACCTCCAACTGGGATCTTTTAATAGCCCTATCCAGCTTCCTGTCATGGAATTGCGCTATCTTGCCTACAATATTCGGGATAAAAGAAAGAGCGGACGCAGCCATTTGTATCGGGTTCCCGCTGGTCAATCCCTCAGCTAGGCTTCCAAGTTCCCCTAGCATATCTCCGGCAAAAGACAAGGCGTCGGATACTCCCTCATTCCCTAAAGAGTCAAACATCCCAGACCAAGCGTAAGTAACCTCCTTGATCATTTGAGCGGCATCATTGGCGTACTGCCCTAAAGAGGATAACGCCGCCTCTTTCTCTTCCTCGTTTCCCTCCTTTAGGGCCTTATTATATTCATCAAGACTGTCCTTGATTCCTTGAAAGGGGTTTTGTTCATTCAGTTTTCTTTCTTCCTGAGAGACTTGCTTCACTAATCTCAAATACGTCTCCAAGGAAACGGTAGTCTTCTTTATGTCATCATTCTCATCCTTATAGGATAAGACATATTGGGATTCCCCGGTTTTAGGGTTCTTGATTTCTTCCACCGTATCCACCATCTTTTTAGCCTCAGATACGACTTTTCTCATATTGGAATAACCAAGAGCGGCGGTATCCCCGAACAGCTTCTGCCATATGGGAGATAGCTTGATAGACTCTTCCCGTAAAGATTGAATCTGCTGGGCATATTCTTTAATGACCCCTGCGTCCAAAGTCTTTTGTCCCTCCTCTGACAGGGACTTATAATAATCGGTATTCCTGAGATTGGATAACATGTCCTCTCTCTTATTCTCAAGCGCCTTTATCTTCTCGTTAGCGTCAGCGTATTTCTGCACCATGGTCAAGGCATCTTGGATAACCGCCTCCGAGCCGCTCCTCGTGGCTTCCCTTATCTTATCAACGATTTCCTTCGCTATACCGCTGGTGTCACCTAACATTTCCTTTAGCTTGTTTTCTGATAAATCGCTTAGTTCCTCATATGTCTTCCCTGTTTTCTCTAATAAAACATTCTTTAAATAATCCACTTGGGTGGTTATGCCGTTCATGGAAGACGCATCCATGCCAAAAGCTACCTTTAACGATGCCTGCTTGTCCCCTGTTATATCAAATATCTGTTTATACAGGTTCCATTTTCTCGTACTCTCCTCTACTTGTCTGCGAATAACCTCCATGGCCTCCGAGGAGCTACGTTTGATGCTATCCAGATCGATATCCGTGTACATCTTCTCAATCTCCTTGTTGACCTTGATCCGATCCTTGTTATCTCCCATTACCTTTTGCAACTCGGACTGGACATTCTTCAGAGACTCCTTGAATTTATCGGGATTAAAATTCAACCCGGCGAAACGGGTGTCTTCGTTTACCGCCTTCGTGGCACCCTCCTTTCCAAGCAATGAAACGTATTTATTATATGTGTCCATCGCTTCTTTTATCATACGCACTTGCTCCTGAAACTTCTCGGCGATCGGATCTTTACCCTTTTCTTTCCCTTTGCCGCTAACGGATATATTAAACTTATCAACGACCGATTGGAGCTCTTGGATACGCCTCTTGTCCGCCTTTATATCATCCTCCGAGAAGAGTCCTTTCGTACCCTCTTTCCGGGCAAGCTCATCTTTCGCGTCGCTCAACTCGTCCTTTAATTTCTTTAGCCATGCGGCGTAATCATCATCCTCTTTTGGTACTAGGTGCTTCAAGCTATTATTCCCGGACACGAAATCCGCTACGGACTTTCTCCATCCTTTTAATCCCTCTTTCAATCCATTGATATTCTTGTCACTTTTGCCTAAATTATCAAGGAATTCTTTCGTATTTTTAGAAGACTCCTCTAATCTTTTTAATTCATCTTCGTACTTTATGACATTATCGGCCATTTCGGCGAGATCCTTGTCTGTCACATAGCCAAAATACAAGAGATCTTCCATATTGGTGGCCTCCCCGACATGAAATCGTCCGCTCCCGTTGCTGATCACCATGTTTATGTATTTGATCTTGTCTCGAAGCTCTTGCGCTCTCTCCTCCGCCTCCCTTAAGCCTTGGCGTGCTGATATTTCATAATTACGCTTTTGTTCGGCATTCAATTCTCGCATTTTCTGAACAGACAATTGCAATGATCCACTATAAGCATTTACCTCCATAGCGGCACCTTTAAAATGAGATTTAAGAGAAGATGTAACGGTTTCCAATCTCTTTGATTCCTCGCTTGTCTTATTCTGCTTATTAGATAATAACTCGTATTCATCTATTAGCTTTTCCATGCCCTTATTTTCCTCGAAATTGGACTGGAGCTTACCAAGCGATTCATTTAGATCCGTTATTATTTCTTGCGTCTCTTTTGCTTTGTTTGAAAACAGTGTATAAGAGCCAATCAACCCTGCAATGGCAGAAGCCACCAAAATTATAGGATTAGCTTTCATTACTGTATTCAAAACTTTTTGTACAACAATTTGAGCCTGTGTAGCTCTGGTTAACATTTGGGTTGATCTGAGGAAATTTATCAGACCACTAACACCTAATGAGGAATTATAGACCTTTTGGGCAACTGTTAATGTCATAATAGCTGCCTTATAGCTTCCATAAGTCGCCACAACGGTTAATATAATATCCGATAACTCCTCCCAATTACTCATCGTATCGGTTATCAAGTCAAGCCCTTTACTTAGCGTGCTATTGTTACTCTGCGCTATATCAGCGAGCATCACATCGTAAGCGTCACGTAGGTTTGATAATTTACCGGCGAGAGTATCGGCTAGAGCGCCTTGCATGTTATAGAATTGACCGCCTTCATTCGTCAAGTCCCAAAGGACATCCTTGACCATCTGGAAAGAAACCTCTCTTCTGGATATTTTATCAAATACATCTCCTACTGTTATTCCGGTCTCACCCAGTTCCTCAAACTTTTTCCTCAGTTGTTCCAACAACGGAATACCGGCCTCCGTGAATTGACGCAGCTCTGTCCCTTTTAAAAACTCAGCGGATCGCACCTGTCCATAAGCAAGGATGATACGCCCCATGTCCACGCCTACACCGGCGGAGATATCCGCTAGACGCTTCGTGGTATCATACATCTCCTCATAAGGGATATTAAAGGCGGCAAGCTGTTTTGTATATCCGGCGAGTTCCTTGAACTCAAAAGGGGAAACGACCGCCAGTTCCTTGATCTGCCCAAACAAGACATCGGCCTTGGTAGCGTCTTGGAACATGGTCTGTAACGCCACACGCTGCTTCTGGAACTCTCCGCCTATCTCTATTATTTGAGTCAAGAATCTTTCTGCCGCATATACGGAATATATATTCGCCAACTGATTGCGTAGTTGAACAGCGAGGTTGAATTGCGTACGCATATTCTTGGTTATTCCTCCAAGAGATCCTGCGTACTTACTAGCGGAAGAGGACGTATTACTATACTCACCCCTCAACTTCCTTACTTGCTCTTGTAGTTTTTTGATCTTTTCCCGGCTTTCATCATACGAGTTCTGTATGCGCTTGTTTATCTCCTCGATTCGTTTAGCGCGTACGTCGCTAGCGGAGACATTTGTATTTATTCCCGCTTTGGCAATAGCGTCTTGAATCAGCTTAGTGGTATTAGCCTTATCCACGACAACATCAATCTTAAACTGTTGCCCTCTTAAAGCATTCTCTATAGAATTTCTCAAGGCATTTCTATCCAGCCCCACGTCTACGTTCAAGTCCTTCAGACGTTTTTCAATACCTTTACGGATTTCCGCTATATCCTTATCGGTTTTATCTTTTAATCCAAGTTCAAACCATAGTTTACCAAGGTTTCCCATATGCGCTACTTTTTTATTATAAACCGGGAAAGATCGATTACAGGTTTTGATCCATCCTTATATTTATCTTCCCATTCTTTTGTTTTTTTGATCACTTGTCTCTTGCTTGGGCGCTTAGAGTCACGACCTCTCTTATCTCTCTTCCCGTCTTTGTCCATCCCGTAATTTATCACAGGCTTGTCTATAGTAAGAAGCTCTATCTGAGCGCAAGAAAGGACACATCTGTACTCATACATGGGAATGGTCAAAAGCCCGAAAAAGAAAGACCTAGAAGCCATTAAATTAGGGTGCTTCTCACCTATTGTCCATGCTTCTCCGTACGCTGTTCGAGAAGGATACGATCGGCTTCCTCCTTCTTCATATTCATCTTCGAGTCTCTCATCGCGGTCGCTAATATGATACACATCCAATAGTCCTGTATGAGCGACGCTTCTTTTTTTTTACCTTCCGTAATGATGGCCGCTAGAACCTCCGATGGTACATAATGATAAAGAACTCTCCATAGTATACGATAAAACAATACAATAGACATTAAACCATTCAAAAGGATCAAGGCCGCCGTCTTGGCCGGAACCTCATTGTCGTTTTTACAGTTCAAGGCCACGTCGGTGATCTTCTCCAACGTATAAGGGCGCATCCATCCAATCTTGAAGTTTATCCGTCCCCACCGTATCGTACTCTTGGAGGCCGTCCTGACCTCTTGCATCGCCCGCTCATCCTTTCTTGAAGGCTCTATTAGTTTCCCTGCCATAAAAAATAGGATTATGAATAAGGGCCGTCTTGGGTTTAAGACAGCCCATTAATTTTTTAATCTGCTTCTTTCTCCAAAATGAAAATATCGGAGCCGTCCTCGTTCTCCAAAGGGGTTACGGTTACATTGAAATAAGCGGGGTTATCGCCATCCGCTACGACAAGGCTCCCATACATCTCAATGCTTGGCAAGATCACGATGACATCCTTGTTGTCGCTCATCATGATAAGAGCGCCGGAAATCTTCTTCGGGGCCATGCTATACGCTGCACCTAAATAATTATCGCCCTCCGCCAAATTGCTAGTAGATACAATTTCGGTCTTTTTGTCCATGAACAAATCGTTGATAATGCCCTTCAAGCTCGCCACCTGAAGGGATATATCCGAGTCGCCCTTTTCCGTTCGTGTCACCCAGTTGGCCCCGGTAGTCAATTTGATTTCCGTGGTCTCCGGTTCTCCCGTATTAAACGTAACGCCATCGGACAATACCGGGAGCTCCATGTCGACGGTAATAGCCGATGCTAATTTAGCGACAGTCAAAGGAGTCTTGCTATAATACACCTCGTCCATTTTATTGAAAACGGCTCTCAGTGCACTCAATTGATTGGTAACTGTTATTTTTGCCATATCTTTTATGTTTTATTGTTAATACCTATATGAATCAGTTTGATTTATTCGCAATTCAGCGTTAATAAGCCAATGAGAGAATCCAAGCCCGTCATCACCTTTTAGTACGACAACGGGATCGGTAACAGAGAACCTTCCGCTTCCTGATTTTATCGGGAAATATGAAATAACAGAGTCAAGCATCTTTTGCAATTTGGATGTGTTCTCCAATCCGTTTTGTATGTTCCTAGCGGCCAAGTCAAAGCGGATAGTCGTATCTTGCATGACATTGCTGTCAGGGATATTAACGGGAAGAGAGACAACGATAAAATCCTGCATCTGCTTTTGACTCGCAGACTTACGATTGCTAGCAGATACGTTCATACTGACATCGGATAACAAGGAGCAAACTTCCTCCAAAATTTGAGATATGTAGAAACGGCTAACTTTCATGGGATATGGGCTTTAATTCTTTCAACAAAATGTCCTTCCCAGATTTGGATGTGTCTGTCAGTACATTCAAGTTCCTCACGTTTTCTAGATATTCGGAATATTCCGTGCCGGTAGTCATAACTATAGAAAAACCTTTAGTTATAAACGGTCTGTAAGAAGATAGAAAATCAGCCGCTGAATCAGCACCGAATTCTCCACTTACATCCACTTTCCCCACGACAATTCGAGTTTTCCCTTCATATGGATTACTCAAATAAACACGTTCCCCTTTTCGAATTTTAATACGTACAGGTTTACGCATCGTATTACCGGAAATCACCATTCCCATCAATCCGCCATTATAGTAAATACCACAAGCATATGAAGTTTGAGTATTACCTGTAAAGCCATCATACTCTCTTTCTTTCAAGGCATGGTCTATCAGCTTGGAACACGAACGTTCGATAGCGGAATACAAATAATCATTGATAATCCGTTTCACTTTCCTCATGCCTTCATCAAAAACCTTGCCGTTATCCATGCCTTAATTTTTAGAGATATTGAAAAATATTTCCGTCCCGAAATTGGAGATATTCACGTCTGTTATAAGAATGTCCGTCCAAAGGCTTACCCGATCCTTTACGTCGATCATATCCCCGGGCAATACCCCTTCCACGAATCCGGGCATCGAGACCCGGTAGTCCGTTTTAGGGACATTATTGGAATAGAAATTACGAATCGAGGTATTGCTCTCTTTCCTGCATTCACCCTCATATAGCGATACCTTCTCCCCTTCCGAGAACTGGGTCGCCCCTTTTATCCGGTAAATCACGCAAGTATGAGGATATCTTGGATTATTGGTCCTCATGACATTTCCTCCATATTCTCATGCCTCTGGCACGCACACGAGGCCCGCTTGAAGCATAGCGGATCTCTCCATACTGAGCGTATATGTTATTGGCGATAGCGGACCATCTTCTCTTGTCCGTCTCGGATATCTGACCGCCCCCTTCCTTATGTCTCCAGTTGCCATCAGCGTCATCTACGCTAACGGCTACGCTAGGCATGGCAGAACAAGCCATATATACATCCGCCTTCAACAGCATCTTAGTTCTCAGATCTAAATCGGAGACAGGATAATCCGGCGATACATGACGATCTAAAAGGATGTTAGCAATTATCTCATCACCTAATTCCATATTAACGACGCCACGAACATACTGTTCAGCCGTCCGCTCAGTATTTAGAGAATCGCAGGTCATACTTTTAGGCGGTTACCGTATAAACACACATATACTGAGGCATGTTTGGGACACAAAGAACGGCCATCTCGCTTTCCACGTACATGGACTTCGTCTTTGACTCAAAACGCTGTGTCAACAACGTCCTGCCACCGTCAAACCAAGCGATACGCTGGGTAGGATCGTCGGTGAACACCATCGGCTGAACGCTCTTGATCGTACCCACCTGACCATCCGGAACGAAAGACACGTTCAACGGGTTGAAGTTCTCGATCGTCTCGGTTTTCAAAGACTTGCTATCGCTGTCAAACTTGTCTACAGCTGCAATGCTGTCACGAGCTATGATAGAAGCGCCGATAATACGTCTGATCGCGTCCAACTTTCCTTCATCCGTCATGTTTTGAGCATACTGTGATGCTACCGTATCAGGATTGGTAGCACCGGCCGCACTTGGATAAAGAGCAAGACCGATACGTTTCAATACTTTGCTGTGAGTTAAAAGATCATCCAGCAAGTCGGATGCAATTTCGAAATGACCTGCGGGGAAGCCCTTTTTGCGCATCGCTTTCGCCTTGTCCTTCAAGAACAACAACGGATCAGAAGCGCTTCCTTCGTTCGCTGTAGTATGAGTGCTTGTTTTCCACCATCTGTTTTCTCCTGATAAAGTCTCCTTGTTCGCTGCCGGGACACCAAAATCAAATGTCAAACCGGTAATACCACGGGGATTGTTATCGACCCCTATCGTAAACTGACCGGTAGACACGACACGCATACGCTGATGGGTCAAAGCGTTTCTGTTGCCCATAAGCAAGTTATCCGTACTCGTGAACAGCATATCCATCAGGGCCTCTTGAGTGCTTGAGTTCAACGCCGCATCACCGAAACGCTGTACCATCAACATCCTTTCACGCATCATTTTAGCGCTGATAGGATAACGATGCTTCTGGGTAGGGATCTTGTTAGAACCGATCTTGAACTCGCCGAAAGACTTGTCCAGACCCTCAGATGCCTCGTCCACATAAACGGGGAGCGTGGCGATATTAAGTGACGCTAGCAACTGCTCGTACGTATAATCCAATTGGATCTCCGGATCCCAAGCGAACCCGTCAGTCTGGGGAGAATTATATTTCTCCAAGAAACGATCCACAAACTGCTGGAAAGTAGCCCCCCCCAGCCCAAATGTCATTAGATCGTAATAATTAGATACCATGTTTCTCATTTCAACCTCCTTTTATGCTTCATGAATAGGTACGATCATAGGGAGGACAGCCCATACCTCATCCGGCACTTCCTCCGCTAGACGATCCGCGTAAATCTCCCCGGAGAACACCACGTTGCCCGTGGCGTACGTAGTGTCATTTTCCACGTAGACATCGTGATACAAAAGTCCTTTGATCGTTTTAGGCTCTACCTCAGCCCCTGATTGCGATGCCGTCTTTATCTCGGACGCTTTTACTATTTTAATCGTGTGAGCCGATTGATCAAGCACACACATGGAACCGGCGGGGATTACCTTGCCCTTAAAATCCGATATATTGGAAATGCTCCCTCCAACAGGATAAGAACCTTTCACCTCATGCCAGATATTTTTCCCGGAACCATATTCTTTTTGACCTCTGCCAAAAGTGTTTCCTAATGTTCCCATTTTTTAATTGTTTTTAGAATTTGAGGGGAATTTGCCTTCTTGCGCTTTCTTGGCGAAGAACTCATCCAAAGCTTTCGACGAACTATCGGAACCGCCGCCACCGCCAACTCCTCTGTACGGGATAGCCCCGTCTCCGTTATAGGCTTTAAGCTTTGATTCATACAATCGCTTAGTTTCTTCCTCAAGCTTAGATTCGTCCATGCCATCCGTAATGGGGATCATGCCAGCGACATCTTCCCATAACGCTTTGTTAGACACATTCAGGCTGCCTGCCTTATTAATAACTTTCTCACGCAAACTTTTTTCGAAAGAGGTCTTCTTGAATTGTTCACGTTCTTTCTCAATAGCTTCAAGCCGTTTTAACAAATCGTCATTGCCGTGGTCTACGGGAGTAGGATTTGGTTGCGGAGATGGAACCGGCGGCTCTCCTCCTTTTGGCTTGTAGTTCTTCACAAATTCGGACTGCTCATAACGCATCTGTCCTCCCATGGCTTTAATCACGCCCAGTTGAGACTGATAGAACGAATCGTTTACAGCATCATCCGATGCGATCGTCGGCAAAAGGGCATCAACGTAAGCGTCAAGCGTCCTAGCTGTCACTCCGGTGTCTCCGAAGTATCCATTTGCTCCGGGTTCTCCGAGCAAATTTTTAAATCCTGTCAAAAGGGTCTCTTTTTCCATTTTTCAATTGTTTATAAACAAAAAGAGCCTACCGTAACGAAATCAATCGCTACAATAGGCTCTCTAAGAAGCTCTTTATTTAATGTAAGAAGTACCTAAATACTAATACTCCCTTATTCTGTCATATTTATCCTCACATAATGCTTGCATCGTGTACATTTGATTCTCAACAGCGTTACCCCGGATGCGTATTGTACGTCTACCATCTTTCTTCCACAATACGGGCATTCCACCATCATGGTCTGCCTTTCCGGTTCCGTGTCATCTATCCTTGTCGATATTTTAAGCATATATATTTATGTTATTGCGCAAATATAATAGATATTATCTATATAAACAACAATACAAATAGATTTTATTTATATATTTGCGGTATACAAGTAATAGAGTTCCTAGAGGGCCGATAAGACATTAAAATAATGTCCTGTCGGCCTTTTTTTTATTCGTGATGGAGATATTAGAGAAAGGCATAAAAACGGATTCTGGCGATCCTGTATATTCTTATGAGTATATAGACGCATTCCGTATGGCAGACAGAAAGAAAGCAAATCCTCTGAAAATTATTCCCCAAAAAGGGTCGCAAGAGAGATTTGTCGGGAGCAATGCCGACTTAACTTTCGTGGGTGGTAATCGCGGCGGTGGAAAAACTTATGCCATGCTTTTAGAGGGGATAAAAGACATCAACAACCGTTATTTTAACGCCCTGATTTTCAGGAAAGAGAAAAAGGACTTTGACAACTTGGAAAAGGAATCATATCATCTCTATAACCAATATGGCAAATACAATAAATCCCAAAGTGATATGACTTGGAATTTTTATAGAGGTGGGTCGCTCGCTTTTTCTCATTTCTCTGATACCGTGGCAGACTTCAAAGAACGTTTCCGAGGGAAACAGTACGCTTATATAGCTATAGACGAAATACCTCAAATGGAATACGCGAAATTCAAGTTTTTAATGACTTGTAATAGGAATGCCCGGGGGATTCGTAATCGTATGGTAGGGACTTGCAATCCCGATCCTGATAGTTGGGTTCGTAAATTTATTGATTGGTGGATAGGCGAAGACGGATTACCAATAGATGAACGAGATGGTGTCATACGATATTGCTTTATGGATGGAGATACGCCAGACTCTATATATTGGGGAGATACGCCAGAAGAAGTTTATGACCAATGTAAAAATATAATCGACAGGCATTGGAAGCCCGAATTTGAAGAGTTAGGGTTTGACAAAGTAACGATGTATATCAAATCCGTCACGTTCATCAGGGGGAAATTAGAAGAAAATATAAAGCTTATAGGGTCAGATCCCAATTACGTTTCCAGCCTTGTTCAGCAAGACGAAGAACAAAGATCAAGGGATCTTGATGGGAACTGGAACTTTAAAAATACAGGAGATGATCTCATAAAGATGTCAGACATAGACCTCTTCTTTAACACCCCGGCCCAAATAGAAAAAGGCATCCGCTACGTATCTGCGGATATAGCTTTTGAAGGCGGAGACTTCTGCGTTATGTGGTTGTGGGTAGACTTGCATATCAAGGACGTGTTTGTCATGCGAGAAAACTCAGCCAGTACGGAAACCATGTTCAAGGCAAAACTGGATGAGTGGGGAGTCCGTGAAGAAAACGTTATATATGACTACTGGGGAGTAGGACAAGCCATATCGGGGCACGTGAAAAGGGCCATCAAATTCACGGGAACTCAAAAACCGGAGAAACAGTTCGAGAAATCATATAAAAACGTGAAGTCGCAATGCGCCGAGATGCTGGCGCACTATATACAGGACGGCAAGATATCCATTGAGCCTAGATTGCTTGACTTAAAGTTCTCCGGCAAAAAGGGGAAATATCAAAAAGTCCCGCTAAAGGATATCCTGATGAAAGAACGCAAGTGCATACGGCACAAGGACAACTCAAATATCGGCGGGTTCGAGCTTATAAACAAAGACGGGATGATAAAGGCGGTAGGTTATTCTCCCGACTTTTTCGAGTCGCTTATCTACCGCATGTATTTCGAGATCAACAAAAAAAAGATTTTCAAACCTAAGGGGATGCTTAGATACGTGTCCTATAAACCCTTATAAATATGGATAAGAGAGAGATCAAGACGAAAAGACCTTGGAAAAGGATTAGGCCCGAAGGTTACATGAGGCATGGGACATTCATGGCGGACAATGAACCGTTCTCAAAGGACGATCCTTGTTACTACACGATGGTAACCCAATCGGATTTCATGAGGGAATACTATCCATCCGGTCATGTCATCAATGACCACGAGGTTTATCCTGATATTTACAGGATGGAGGAAGAGCCTGTCCTTGACGAGAATGGAGAACCCACGGGCAAGACCAGCAGACGTATATATAAAGAGCTTGTCCCTCGTTACTCTTTCGCCTTCCAGCAAATAATAACGGTGAAACAAACAGTCCATTTGTGCGGCAATGACATACAATTCGAATTAACCAAAGACAAGCCTTCCGAGAAAGAGATAAAGGATTTCCTCTTGTTTAAAGAGGGGTGGTTGAAGAAAAACATGGAGATAGCTTTCTTCGAGGCCGTAAAATCAACAAAAATGACAGGAGACGCCGCCATGGTCGGATATTTGAGGGACGGTAAGTTCGGATACAAAACCTTATCGTACCAGAACGGGGATACCCTTTATCCACATTATGATCCTATAACGAACAAGATGAATCTTTTCGCCCGTTCATACTACGATTACGACGATCTGGGGAATCGTATTATCGAGTGGTTAGAGGTATGGGACAACACGACACTGTATCGCTATAAACGTGCCGAGAAAGGAGCTAAAGGGGCTATAAATAGAATATTGGGGATATTTGGGATCGATGGATACGAGCTGGTGGATAAATCCATTCATGGTTTCCCTTTCCTTCCAGTCGCTTATCGACGGGATGAGGACGGGGCATGCTGGAGCCCCTCACAAGACGCGTGCGACGGTTATGAGATGTCGTTTTCCCAGATGGCCCAGAACAATCAAGCGTTCGGGTTCCCCATCATGTACTTGCAAGGCGAAGGATCAGAATCCATGGCTATGCAACACGATTTGAACGGATCCGTAAAGATAATCACCGGAGGCCCGGAAGACAAGGCATCGTTCTTGTCGCAACCGGACGCGTCAGAGTCATTCGTCAAGCAGCTCGATACATTATACAAAATGATATATGAGCAATCATTCGCCGTAATCCCGCCGGAGTTAAAGTCCGGTGACCTGCCGGCGGCGGCGTTGAAGATACTATATTCCCCGGCTTACGAGAAAGCGATGATTGACTCAGCTGAATATCAATCATTCCTTGATGACATGGTAAAAATATTCACGTATGGATTCGGGGTTGAAAAGGAGAAATCCATAGATTTTATCAACTTGCCTATAAACTGGTGGATCAAGCCATATATCCACGTGAATGAATCCGCCATGGTCGCCGATCTGGCCTCCGCCGTACAAAACGGATTCATATCAAGACAAACAGCGTCCGAACGTATACCCATGTATTCCGTCACAGGCGAATGGGAAAGGATTGTAAGGGAGGCTAAAGAGGAGCAACAAAACGATTTACTAAGTCAAATAGAATTAGCGAATGCCAACAGGGGATCAAATACGGGAAGCTAAACGATTCCTTCAAACAAGAATTGAAACGGAAATCAGCGTTAAGAATAATATTGAGGAATACATGATAGAGGCGGCACGCAAGATAATCGCTGTATCCCCAAAATACAATATCTCCCCTAGATTGTTCCGGTTCAGCTCTAATGAGTCTTTAAGGGAAGAGGTAGATGAGATTATCCGTGAATTAAAGGATAATATTATCTACGCAACGGAAATATTGTCCGTATATGACCGGGAAGAAGATAAAGGCGCCATTCTAGCGTTCTTGAACGACGAAAGGCATGGCAAGACTCTCAAGCAAAGGATAAATGAATACGCCAATAGATATAAATTCGAACTAGAGGCGGCGATAGCCGCCGGTATATTCTTGGGTAAAACCGGAGAAGGTATATTATCTACCATCCGGAGAAGTCTTTCAGCGCCTTACAACAACCCGGATATAAAGAATTCTTTCGGGAAGGGCTTGTCCGCTACCCGTATAGAGACAAGGGGCATGAGTTACGGAGTAGGCAGAAGCAATTCGGCATATAATTTAATCACCACGTTATCCAGAAACGGCATAGCGCTAGCATGGATGTGGTGGTATGGAGAACAAGCATTGAGAAATGGTGCCACGGGATTTTACTCATTCCGGGGTAGCTCGTACCCATGCGCGCTATGCGACGACATGGCAGGGTTCCACCCTATTCAAGACTATAAATATCAATGGCATATAAACTGCCGATGCTATTTCGTATTCGTGTAACCATAAAAATAATGAATCTATGGATTATTCAAGAGGTATAAAAACAGAGATCAAGAAAGCGAAGATATCGATAGAGGAAAAGATATTCGCAGACCTCATGCTATCAGGATGGAAGGATAACGACGCTTATATCGCAGCTTTCGGATATAACATAACCTTGTCAGATAGCTATATACAGTCGCAAATGCGTTCCGTGATTAACAATCCAGACTTCGCCAAATATATGGAAGTGGTAAGCAAAAGGAAGGAGAGAAAAGAGATGGAGTCTGAAAATAGCGATGACATCTCCTTAGAGGAAGCCTTATCTATGGCTACCAAGGAGGAAACTTTAAAAGGTCTCATTATCGCCAAATCAAAAATGAAAGCAGGCTCCAAAGAATGGCTTGACGCCACTAAGCTCATAGCGGACTTACAACAAATGAAAAAAGATATCGTGGAAGAGGAAGATTCTACCGTACATTACTATCTTCCGCTCACATGTAACAAGTGCTCCTTGTATCTAGCGAATAAGAGGAAAAACAACAATATTTAAATATTAAAATTATGTTTAAATAGTCAAGACTTGCCCTGAAAGCTAGTTTATTATCGGGCAAAAACTGTCAGAGCTAGTTTTGACTATTACATCTTACCATTTCCCCATTAATACTTATGATGTCCCTATCTATATAGTAATAGCATCCATCAAACCCTAGAAACCTTACGTCTCCACGCATTTTTAAATGATCGAAATAACTTTGCCTCATTGCGCCTATTTTTCTGCCATCTCCAAGCTCTATGGTTACTATATCGCCCATAACTTCATCCCAAGTCCTTTATCTCATTTATCCTACGCTCCTCCTCTAAAATCTTAGAATCTTCCTCATCCGAAACTACCGATCGATCACCTTTCAATCTCTCGAAATGTCTACTCATGGCATCAAATACCTCTTTGGTGAAATCCGAATCCACGATATTACATGTTCCATAAATGCCCGTAAATACATTGTATAAGGCCTCATACTCCTCCTCTTTGGCCACATCGAGAGTCAAGTACATAATATTGTCCTCCCGGTACGACACAGACCAGTCACCGGCCGCCGAAGCTACCTTGATAAAGGATGTTTTGTCAACTTTATATTTAAGCATTATAAAGTTGTGAACCTGAATTTTCTTTCCGTATTCCATATTACTCCCTAAATTTATTAATTCTCACTTGATTAATACAATCAGCGGCAAACCCGACTAGATATGCGAAATGTTCATCTTTGCCCCCATCAAACCCCATAGACATGCCACGATCATCAAAGATGCAACTCGCCACATGAACTGCCTCATGCGCTACATCCCCGACATTAATACGGCTATGAATACAAACCAATACTCCATATTTACCCGTTTCTTTATGCCATACCTTTAAAGTCGTAGCTTTGGGTTCATTGCCTTTTTCAATATCAAGATATATCTCGGAACCATCTCGTCCCCCAAAAATATTGTTTATATCTTTTTCGTTTCTCAATTTAGCCACCCATATTAACCTCGGATATATAGTTGGGTAAAATTCATGTATTTCAGTCATCTTCCCCATATTGAAACCCCTCATTATTGATCCCAACGCTCATGTCAGACACCAAAGGTACCGATGCCGAAACAAGCAGGTCGGAAGTGAGACCATAGCATTTATAATACACCGTTCGCCCAACCTTTCTCTTTCTCTCCTTATCAAACCCCAATTCCCTGAAATGGGCGGCTAACGTCTGCCTGCTCACCATCGGGAAACCATTTTCTTCCGCGTAATTCTTGACATCATCATAAATGATAGCGAAATCAACCTCATGCGGCATATCATTAGGCATCCCTTTTCTCGGGAGGGCAAAGAAGCCTCTAGCCATGGCCCATGACTTACCAAGAGCCGATAATCCCATCTCATTGATGCGTTTCCTCAGGCTCCCCTCACTTTCCGGGAACTTGAAGCCATTCCTCTGAAGAAGCAAAGCCCCCCTCCTTATCCAATTCAATATCCCGGGATACTCATCCTTGAGCTCATGGGTCAATCTCAAGTTCATGTGCCTCTCGTCAATGACCTTATCAAACACGATGAATATAAAACGACGGAAAAAACCAAAACTGCTATCTCCTCCAGCGGGGAAACGGTTAGCGTTAAATATGAAGTATGGAATATTCGTTATCTTAAAGGCGTTATTCCCGATCCTACGCCCAAGCTGGGGCTCACCGGATATAAGGCTCTTAGCGGCGTCTTCCTTCCCGGCGAATGTCTTGGCCTCCATCTCCCCGGACCAATTGAATATCTTTCCCTCTATCTGGGATAGGTTTCTCTGGCGCTCATCTCCTCCCCGAAGCAGGGCCTCCATGCTCAAATTGGATATATTGTCCTCACCCAATATCCCCATCACGGTATCCATAATAACGCTTTTTCCATTCGACCCATTGCCAAACAACACAAGAGCGTTTTCCACCTTCTTATCCATCGTCCCCCGATCATACAAGGATAGGCCAAGAAACATCTGCAATATCGTACGGTCGTTCCTGTCCGGCAAAACACCTCCCGAATAGACCTTCCTTCCAAACTCCGTCCCTCTCAAGAAAGAATGCCACTTAGGGCATTTAGCCTCAGGATCATATCTATAGCGGTGAAGATATATAACATGATGATCCCTAGAGAAAGGACGCAAAACACCATCCCGCATGTCCACGACTCCATTCTCAAAAGCCATGACGTTATATCGAGGACGCAACACCCTGTTTATCTCAAGTGAATTGTACATCTCAGCCATTATATCCTTAATACTTCGAACAATGAAAGCCTTGGGAACACCGGATACACGCAAATATGTACGCATAGCACGCTTCAAATAAGCATGTCCCGGAACTATCTCGTATATCTTGCCCGTGAAAAAATAGACATTACCCTTATAAAGGGCGAGATCGCTTTTCGATACTGTCGTATACACCGACTCTATGACGCTGTCAAGGTTCTCATAATACAAATTTGAGCTCTCCTTCCCTGTCGGACTCCCAGAAATAGCCATTTCGTATCTATTACCCGTATGAACAAGATTCTGAACTATACAAGATATAAGACTATCACTCTGAGAGTTACAATCACAATCAAATCCAATATCTACATTATTTGAAATATCTAACTCCATAATATAATGATATATATCATTTAATCTACCACACAAAGATAACGTATATTTTATATCATCATAGATAAAATCTATTAAAAATCACAATATTATAGATTAAAACTATATATTACATCGTATTTATTTTGTAGCAAAAGTGATACGAAATGACAAAATACATAATAATTGTAAATCATTTACATATTTTTATATACAAACAAACTAGAAAAAAATGGGAGAAAAAAATTTTTAGACGAGGTAACAGCCTTTTCCCTGTATGATATAACGGGGGGGGGGTGGGTGTATTTTTGCACATCCTCAAACAAATAAACTCTATAAATCAACTAGTTAAATAACATACTGTTTATATTATACATATAATATAAACAAGCCTTCAACGATACGCCTTTATCAATCAACAATAACTTTTGGGCATCAAAATATTCTTAATGCAAAAAAACATAAGGACTTAGATGTTGTAACCGTATACACATTTTAACGCCAATCATATAAACAAAATATATCGTAGATAATAGATTTTATCTATAATAAACCATTCTCTTTTTTACGGTTATCTTAATAGATATAATCTATAAAACTAATAAATACAATCTATCAAAGTTCAATCTCCCTTCCTTATCACAAACCATCCATTACGCCCAAATACTCGGCTTTTAAAGCCTTTTTTCGTTGTTAGCCTCTTAATCCATGATGACACAAAACCTACTCGATAAGTCTACGAAACCCGCTTTATATTGAATGTTTTGCCACTTATCAAATTTTGTATAATATTGAAAATAAGCTATTTAAATATTGCTTATAATATAAAGTTGTTGTATATTTGTAATGTAAGAAAGAGATAAAAATGGCTTAATCTTACAAGTGTATTAATTGAAATGATGGATAAAGAGAGGCCCGAAAAGTCGGCAAACCTTCCGGGTCTCAAGATTGAGTAAAAAGATACTCAACCCAACACGTTGTAAAAGTACCTCTTTAGTTTGATCTTTCCAAATTTACCCACCTGTTTAATACGCAGAATTGATCGATTATTAACAAATAAACATATAACAATATGGAAACAAGGACTTATGGCACAATCGTATCGATAAAGAGTGTATTAAAAGAATTTAAAGGAATGAGGTTTTACGAGCTAAAAAACGGCAGGAAGATCATCGCTAAGATCTATTTCCCGAATGAGTTTCATCCGTCCTCTTACATGCTAGAATATACGTTTGGGGTATGCGCTGAATATAAGGATTTAGAAGAGCTCTTTGAAAAGCTGAATAAATATCTTGACGGATGCTATTTCGGGGATTATGAGCTAATCGGCGATTTAACGAGGGTGGTAACCCCTGTAGATAATGTTAATATTTCGACAATTGCAAAGGAAATAAAATCGTCTTTTTGTGGCGAGACGGAAATATCACAAGGAAAAGGATCTCCCACAAAAGAGGTAGAAGAGATAAAAGTAGAAGCCTATTTCGTGGAAGATCCCGACAAGCCGTTTATTCCAAAAGGAGAATACAAAGAAACGAGACTGGATCAGCAAAAGAAAGAAGCGGATATGTTATTAAAATCTATAGATGGGAGTTGGTACACAATTTGGCTTAATCGAGGAATAGAGATAAAAAACAAACGAATCAAACATTACGATAACGGATGTATTTCCGTCCCCGAGTCAATTTATTACAAATTGAAGGACAAATATAATATAATGTGTGATTTCTGATTTAAATTAACCAGCGGGGCGAAAGCCCTGCATAAAACATAAAGCTATGCAATTAGGTATTTTTGTATGGATTATATTAATAATTATACTTTTGGGAGGTTTTAAAACCTTGGCGATAATGGCCGGGGTAATAATAATAGCGTTTATATCTGGCTTGTTTATAGCGGCAAACACAAAAGATGAAAGGAGTAAGCGATGATTACACTTAAAGAGGCTTTTTTAGAGAAGTACCCGAAATACGGGATCATCATCAGGATGTTCGAGGAGGCGAACGGATGCGACGCCGAATGGGGCGAACTTTCAAAGCTTAGGCTCATCAGGTTCGCTGAATATATGGGCGATAGATTATCCCCAAATTCCACAAGACAATACGCTGCCAAATTAAAAGCAGTGCTTAACAGGTATTCGGAAGAGGTAAAATTGGATTTTGACTTCGCCTCTATCCTTACGTTAAAAGAGCAAGTGTCAGTGAATACTTTCTTGGACGAGGAAGAGATACGGCGGATATCGGAAGTAGAGGTAATGAATGAGACCGAACGATTGATAAGGGATCAATTTTTGCTCGGTTGCGTCACGGGAGCTCGCCATTCCGACTTTTGCCAATTTACGAAAGAAAACATCCAGGACGGATGGCTGTCATATGTTTCGCAGAAAACTAAAGTTTTTGTTGAAATTCCGGTATCGCCAGTTTTGAAACGGTTTATAAAGGAGCAATCCCCCGCTTTAAGCGGCCGAATAGTGTCAGACGTATATTTCAACGATACAGTCCGAAAACTTGCGGACAAGGCAGGAATAACGGCAAAAACAAGATGTTTTAAAGCAGGGAAAAATGTGACTGGCAGGAAATGCGATCTTATAGCGTCGCATACGGCACGTCGTAGCTGCGCCTCCAATCTGGCGGCACGTGGTGTCTCGGAGATATGGATAAAGAAAATACTTGGTCATACGAGAGGCACCACGGATAGATATATCTGTCTTGAGGGCCGAAGGATGCCAAAAGAGGCCAAGAATTATTTTTTGAGCTTCAAATGATCAATTAATTATCAGCGTATCTTTATTTGCGATCTTAATATATGGTCAAAGCGTTGTGAATATATTTCCGTCCAGACAAACTCCGTCCGGAGGAACTGGGACAATCCGACATTTGAGTATGATATTTTGAGCCTATATCAGCTTAAAAAGGTACTAGAGGAAAAAGAGGAAGAAAACACGCCGTATACCAAGACCACATCGCCCGTATAAAACAAGGAAACATAATGATATAATCAAACAAAAAAAGGATGGAAGGATAACACAGGGCTGGAATATTAATTGTTGTTAATTCTATAAATATTTCCGTTACGCTATTTGGTAACAAACAATATTATGCTTATCTTTGCATCATAACAATAGAGCTGGTGGCAACAGTAACAATTCAGCGATAATATCATGACAACTTACATTTATAAAGGACAGTCAATCTCTCACATTCGTTTTATTTCAATTCTTCGTTATGCCGGCATTAATGGAGGTCATAGGCTGTCCGCTTATGAGGCCCTTGTGAAATGTGCAAGCTTGGGGAAAGAAAAAGCTATCAAGATTTTAAATGATCTTGAAGTGATTGAAAAATAAATATATCTATATTAATTAATAATCAAATAAATACAATAAACATGAAAACATTATATTGCGAAAATAGCGAGTTATTAGAGATTCTAGAAAATAATGGGATAGAAATGATTTGTAATGAAAATATGGAAATCGTAATATCTGACGAGGACGCAATGCGCATTGCTACCATTGTTGAAGATTTCGCCCCCTTTGCGTCTGGCGACTATGCGATAGAAGATATAGCCTAATGGAGATAAAAGATAACAAAGACATATATCATGAATTTAACATTGCCCGAGTTCGCCTTCATCGAAGGTTCCGGTCACGAAAAAGGCGGGGATCCCCTATATGGGAGAAATGTCATAATGCACATACGTTCTGCCAGTATCATCGAAATATTTGGCAGGAAGGATGTAGCCTTAAATCCGGATGTTCCGACATTAAAGTTTAGCTATACCAATAGATTTGGCATTAAAGAGCCAATGATTGCGGCGTTACATTATTGCGCCACGCTTGATGTCAAATATGATTCCGAAATGATAAAAAAGGAAATCATAAAACCTGCGGCTCAATGGTATTGCGATTGGGTTGAGTGGGAAGATGAAAACATAGTAAGAGAGGAGGGATTGAATGAATGAACGTGAACGAATAGGGAAACGAATAGCCGAAATACGTAAGGAAAGATGCTACACGGTGCGACAACTGGCCGAACTTGCCAACCTTCGAGCCGCAACTATCTCCAACGTTGAGAACGGTAAATTCTCCGTTGGGATAGATATCCTTGCGAAGATATGTGATGCGCTCGAAGTGAAAATAGAAATAATATGATTACGACAAGCATGACAACCTCCGAATTGTTGGAGGAAATCAAGGCTGATTATCTCAATATATTCTCCATATCCGATACCAAGGACGCTAAGGTGAGCCGGATAATCAATAAATCCGGCATCTTTCCTGTGCGCATCCACTCATTTGTTACCACTAAGCGTAAAAACAAGTGGCTGATATTATGGGAGGCCCACAATAAAAAGGATATAGGCGACAATTGCCGGATCTCTTTTGTGTGCTACCATGATACCAATCATGGCAAGTATGCCTATATGCCTGTCTTTGTCAATGGCAAGATGGTTCTTCTCGCGTTTCCTCCTCACTTCTTCAGCCGGTTCGCCGATCGGATGGGAATTAACCTTACAGGCAAAGAGTTGATTAAGCGGTACTTCGAGATAAACAATAGTTATTCATTCACATTTTCGTACGAAGAGGTGGACGGAGGGTACCGGGAGAATGTATTAGCCACCTGTAAAGAGGGAATTGCGATGGGATTCAAAGCCGTAGGGCCGGATGTTTTTCTGCTGAAGACCTTTATCACCTACGATATGTGCAAGGGGGATCAAGTCAGTAGCTTCGCCAAGAGCGAGGAGTTCAGGAGAATTCAGCATGACAACAAGTAATAGTTCTATTTTTCGCATCGCCAATAAAAAACGCCCGTGTTTTTTCTGACACGGGCGTTTTTTATTGGTCTATTTATCGCTAAACCTTCATCTTTCGCTCCAAGACATCAAATCCTTTCTCGACCTCTGTGTTGAGCACCTTCGCATAGATTTGTGTTGTTTTTATATTTGTATGACCAAGCATCTTGGACACCACCTCCATCGGAACACCATTATTTAACGCGAAAACCGCAAACGTATGGCGCGCGCAGTGCGTAGTCAGATTCTTGTCAATCTTGGCGAAACTAGCGGCGACTTTTAAATAATCGTTATATTTCTGATTACTTATTACCGGAAGATCAAAATCATATTTTCTTAATATCTCCATGGCGGGAGACAGCAAGACTATGAAATAATCCTCATTGGTCTTTACACGCCTATCCGCTATAATAAACTTATTCCCCCTCCGCTCTACATCGCTCGCGAAGTCAAACTTATATAAATCCGAATAGGCCAACCCTGTATAGCACTGGAACAAGAAAAGATCCCTCACCCTGTTTACGCTAGGATCGGTTATACGACATCTTTCCATCCTTCTCATCTCCTCATACGTGAGATATTTCCGTTTATCCGATTTTCCCCTGTTGATCTTAAGCCCCACATAAGGATTCTCTGAGATTATACCGAATCTTATGGCCTCGTTTATATAAGCCTTCATATTCTTATGGTAACCATACACGGTAGTATCCTTAATACCTTTGCTTCTCAAGTAATCATCGAACATAGTTATATTGGAGCGGGTCAAATCATGAAAGTAATTGATCCTCCCAAAATCCTCCAAAACCTTAACCAATGTCCTATAATGCTTTATGGTTCCTTCCGCACGGTCTTTTCTCTCATCAGTCCTCCTAACGATAAAATCAATGAAAGAATCCGATTCCGAGCTATTTTTCAAGAAAACGTCCAATGACTCGAAATCGAACGGGACCTTTCGACGTATCAATGAGTTCACGTACTCTAGGATATTAGACATCATCAAGTCCAGCTTCATATTCAAGTCCAACGAGTCGGGTCGAGCCGTGACCTTTCTTTTGTCATCCCATTGATCGGCGTATACCTTTACACCCGTACCAATCCATTTTCTCTTTCTCTCAGAGCATACCTCGATCTGCACAAGACCTTTTTTCTCCTTGGTTGCGACCTTCTTTCGATCGAACACAAACCTTAATGTTGGATATTCCATGATTGATTTGTTTTTTGGTATCACAAAATTGAAAACGGTATCACAATAGTAACAAACAGAAGTGTCAAATGTTCAATTTGAGCGTTAATACAGGTTAATATCGTGACAAAACAAACCCTTTATCCCTTGTTGTAATAGGCTGAAAACCAATCTAATCAACTATAACACAATAAAAAAGGGGACATCTTCAAGATATCCCCTCGTGATCGGGCTGGG